TCTTCATCAACCAAATTTCAAGAGGAAATTCTCTTGTTTTCGTTACCGTTTTATTGACCGTCATCGTACCTGTAATGATTTGTATGCCGGTTTTGTTGAAAGTCACTCGGTCAGACGCAATAACACTGTTATCGTTCCACAATTCAATTCCAAGCGGTGCATCTGGCAGTACATCTACCCATGCTTCAATGCGATAACTTAACTTCTCGCCCTTTGTAAAAGTCGATGTGTTGAGTGGCAAAGCGAATCCGTGATAGGCTACTTGAGATTTGCCAGTGGTTGTAATTCGTAGCAATCTAGTATCGGCTTGAACCTCGATCACATTCGCTTCAGGTTGCTTCTTTGTCCACTTGCTGAAGTTCGTTGGATCATATACCAGGTTAAAGTCATCCAAGAAATTAGATACACGACTAACTAGACCGTCAGCGGTCTGAATAACTTGTGAAATCGCTTGGTCTTGTCGTTGCAAGGTTTGAGTGTGTGATGATACGGTATCTCGTACATCGTTAAACTCTACAACACTCACAATTTCAGAAGAGTTAACATCGTAGTCTGTCATGCTGTCAGAATGCTCAAGTTTCATACCGCAGATTTCAATGCTACCATTTCCACTTTGACCAAATTGGATTGAGTTAGATACTGTATCTGCTGTGAAAGTGAATTGATATCTGACCCAATCTTTATTCGAGATAGATTTGAATAATCTACGATTATTATCATTTGTAGTCCATGCACGCATCAACAAATTGACATTCTGACTCGTACTATTGCTAGATACTCTCGCCCAGCACGACATTGTGTATTTTTCGCCAACAACCAAATTAACTTTTTGACCGATATCTTTATTTCCACCGTTCGTGTTTCCTACAATACGAATAGCCTTCTTGATAGCGGTATGCGGTGCATCTCTTAATTCGATAACATCTGTCCGACCGTTACCACCTGACAAATACAATCCCCAAGTTCCGTTCAAGGAGTCCCCCGCTGGAATGATGGACGAATTTTGCAAGAGGTTATCATTTCTAATAATATCTCTCAGTTTGGTTTCAATACGTGAGATGGTTCTTTGGAATCCGTCGACAGAATTCTTGACAATATTCTGGACTTGAGTAGCATTTTGAAAACCTTTGTCATTGGCCAATCTGTCAAAATCGGTACGAGACAATTTCTCAATAATCTGGCCAGCTTGAACTTCGATTCTGCTTTCAGCAATTCTCAACCTATCTGTCAGAGGATCAACTTCTTGTTTAGTCACAAGCGTTTTGATTCGGTCTGTTATCTGCTCGATTTTAGCAAAGTTGGAATCAGACAAACCTTTAGAAGTATTAGCGGACTCAAGAGCGTTTCTAGCTTCTTCTAAAGCTTCTTCAGCGGTTTGAGTAACTGTTGAACCGATAGCACGAATCTCTTCGATTTTAGACCGTTGGTCTTCGAGCTTCTCGTTCATGCTACTATCAAATGTTGAAAAACGATTGTCGATTTCATCTGATAGAGCACGCTTGTTTTCCTCTGCTTTAGCTTTTGCAAGTTCGATACCGTCCGCAATTTCTTGTCTTAACAATTCAGCTTGGTGATCAAAATCTAAGTCTGCATTTTGAAGAGCTTTTTCAAGGGCAATTTCTTGAGCTGATTCTGTCACTCCAAGGATGGCATCAGCTGCGCTAGATAGGCCACCAGAAGCTCTAGAACCACCAACGCCTGCCTTATCATCTAAAGTCAGAGAGATGTACTCTTCTTTTAAGGCATCGAACTCATAAGCAATAGCTTTCTTGAATGCATCGACATTATGCTTCCAACTCTTGAGATTGACCGTGTCGCCCATATTGACCACTTGCCCATCAAGTTCATAAGCTTCAATCTTGATAGCATCAGAGACCTTGTCAATTCCCTCATTTGAGAACTTAGACTGTGCCCACTTCTGCAACTCTTCAACAGTTTTAGCATTGTTATTCTCATACTCTTTTTCATTGATATAAGGGTATGAGTTGATAAGAGGACTATCAACAGTCACTCTGATAGTCGTTTCTTTTTCAGCACCTTCAGGCTTGAAGGTTGACTTGGCATGGATTCTTGTAACAACATTCTGACTGTTTTTTGTGCGTTGGTAGTCCTTCAGATTTTTGTGCGTTGTAATAACAACACCACGATTCTCACCACGATTCTTCTTTACAGTCATCGCAAAGTTATCACGAACCAGCTCACCTTCCCACGTCCCGACGATACTATGCTTGCCATCAAGCAATACAGAGTACAGAGTTTCTGTTTCAGTTGTGTTGAATGTCCTACGATCCTGGATATCGCTATTGAAAGAAAAATCTCCCAAAGCGGTTTTGGTGTTTTGAACCATCCGAGAAAGAGCCATGCCACAGCTCTGACTAGTCACACTTACTGGTGTGATAGAACGTTGCATCACATCGTCTGAAATGTGATAGGCTGTGATTTCCAGATGATCATTGTGTTCAATAGGTTTCTTAATGCGAAATAGCTGCGCACCAAGAACAGGAGTCGGCGCTTTTATCAACATATCTTCTTGAATAAGTTGATAAATACCAGAGTCAGAAATAGGATATTTCACAGTTAAGGTGAAATCGCCATTCATGGTCTCTTTAACAATCGCCGAAGTTGCTTCATGAAGTGGCTCTCCGTTCCACCGAACGGTTCTCACATCTTTATTAAGTAGATAAAGCAATTATGCCCACCCCCAAACCGTCTCGATTTCAAGCGATTGAATAAATGGACCTAGAATAACCCCAACATTCTTCAATTTCGCTGGATCAATTGTGATGAAATCACCTGACCACTTAACTGGCTTTCCTGTTATGGTCCTAAAGCTTGGATTGTCTGGATTGTTGACCATTACAAGCGATTCTGTGAGGCTTTCAATCCTAATGACCTGACCAGCGATTGTAAACGAAGTCTCAACAGCGCTCTGGCCAACGATTGTAATTTTAGGGAAGGCAAGAGCAGAACCTTGAACAGTCAAAGTCCCACTTTTTGTTAAAGTTTGCGTGTCACTTTTTTTGAAAAACTTGGTTGGATGACAAGTAAAAGTTGCCTTAGTCATATAAAGACCAGGTTTGACTTGGTCTAATTCTGTCACACTGACTTTATAGCACCATAACTTTGTTGTCTTAACTTGCTCATTCTCTAGCCAGAATTTCTCACGAATAAACAGGCTCATGAACTGATTCATCTGTTCTTCAGTAGGTTTTACAAGATAGATTGAGTAAGTCTTCTTTACAAGACCTCTGTGTTTGTTGGTTTGTACGATTGCTCCACTAATTCCACCGTGCTCAAGAAGAGCTGTTTTGCCTTCTCCTAATGCAACAGAGGGAGAATCATGGACGATGACCTTAAATGGAAAAGACGATGTTCTTACACCGTCAATCACAAGCTCGTTATGTTTTATCATGCCATACCTCCTCTCAATTGTGTCTTACGTTGCAATTCGTCAGCAATACGTTGAGCTACTTCGTCAGCAATACGAATGATGTCAGCTTCTTCTCTGACAGTATTGCCGGTAATAGTAATGTTGATGGTCGGTGAAGTTCCACCCATTGTCTGAGCAATACCTCGACCGATAGCACCAAGCGTTTGATCATTAAGTGGCAATACTGCTTCGTTACCAGCTTCACCACCAACCATAAGGCTATTGCCATTCATTCCAAAAATGGTCGGTTTCGTCATGATACCGCCTTTAGCATACCATTCGATGCTGATGCTTGGCACACCTTGACTCAACCAATCCAATGGATTTGCTGAACCACTTACTGAGAAGTGTGGTAGTGGAATGTGTGGCCAACTAACGCTGAAATTAAATAGTCCTTTAATTGCACTAATTGCAGAGCTTACAAGGTCTTTAGCTCCGTTTATAGCATTCCCGATTGAATTCTTGATTCCTGTCCAAACATTTGAAACAGTGTTTGAAATACCATTTAATACATTTGAAATTGTACTTGAAATTCCATTCCATACATTTGAAATTGTACTTGAAATGGCGTTTATCGTATTTGAAATGTACGATTGGATAGCTGTGAAGATGGTCTGAATAACATTTTGGATAGCATTCCATACAGTTGAGAACACTCCCTTGATTGTTTCCCATGCTCCTGACCAGTCACCTGTGATGATCTGCATGACTGCCTTAATGATGCCTAAAACAACATTGATTGCAGTTTCAACTACAGTCTTGATGACTTCCCAAGCGGTTGTGATGACCAGTTGGATATTCGCCCATGCGCCTTCGATTAATGGACCTAAGACTGTCATGACTGCATCAATTACGGTTTGGATAGCATTCCAGACTGTTTCTGCACTAGATCGTATAAGCTCTTGGTTTTCGGTCCACCAATTGACAACCACTCCAAACATGCTCATAATGAAGTCAGAAACTTCACTTACAACTTTGTTAATGACTTCCAGAATAGCATTCCAGACTGTCATGACTGCATCTCGGAATCCCTCGTTTGTGTCCCATAGATATTTGATACCGATGATGACTGCTGCAATAGCGGCAACAATTAAAGCAGCAATACCGATTATAGGTGCAGCTGCTGCAATCATCGCTCCGATGGATGTTCCAAGCGCGACTGCTGCTGCTTGCAAGGTTAAGAATATCGGGACTAGAATGCCAGCAACTGTGACTACCACTCCCAAAATCACGATAAATTCTTTAACGGGTCCAGGTAGACCACTGAACCATTCTGCTATGTCTTTGACCATGTTTCCTAACACTTCAAAAATAGGTGCTAGAGTTTCAGCTATTGCTGCTCCTAGTTCGGACATAGCTAGCGTAACTGAGTTTTGTGCGGTCTTGAATTTATCAATTGGATCCAGAGTAGCTTCAAATGTCTTGGAAACTGCTCCTACTGAGTATTCAGCAGATTCAGCGAATGACTGGAAATCAAAAGAACCACGCTTGATTGCATCAATCATTTGAGGTGCTTTCTTATCCCCAAAAATTTCCATAGCGAGTCCCATTGCTTCGGTTTCGCTAGTTGTATTCTTTATCTTATCGATTGTTTCGACAAGACCTTCTTTCAAAGTCTTGCCTTGCTTAGCGTAAGAGCCTGCTGCCTTCGTTAATCCTGATAAAGCACTTGAAGCGTCCACACCACTTGTTTCAAATTGTCCAAGTAATGCTACACCTTCCTCGAATGAGAGGCCTAGCATTTTAATCTGTGGTGCGCCTTCGATAGCTTTCTTCATCAAGTCATCAACAGATACACCAGTCGATTGAGCTGTGTAGGTCGTAGAGTCTAGGACTTTCGCTAAATCACTAGTTGATAGCTCATAAGCTTCCAAGGCTTTACTTGCTGAAATAGTCGAATTGGTGATGTCTGTCCCATTGATTTCAGCGAATTTTATCATCTCAATAGACACATCTTTGAGCGCATCGCCAGTCAATCCAAACTGAGTATTGACCTCCCCAACCGCTTCACCAGCTTTACTGAAATCAGTTGGGATTGTTGTTGCAATACTTGAAGCGATATCTTGCATTTCTTCCAAGCTATCGCCAGTCGCGCCAGTTTTTGTGACGATGGTGTCCATACCTTCATCAACTTGACGAAAAGCTTCCAAAGCACTCTTTCCGAAATCAACTAACTTTTGACTGATTTCGGATAGTTTTTCGGAAAATTGATTGAGCAATTCAGCTTTTAAGAGGCTGTTTGTTTCGCTAAGAGAGCCACTTGCTTGTTTACCAGCGTTCCCAAGGTTGCTCATCTCTTGAGAGAGATTTGAGTAAGCTGTTTTAGCTTGATTCAACTGTGTTTCCATTTTATTGGCTTCAGCTGAATTTTCACCATACTCTTGCTTTGTAAGAGCTAATTGCTTTTCTAGGTTTTCAATCTGCCGAGAAACAATATCAGATTGAGCTCCAATCCTTTTCTCAGCAAGCGCCAATTTGTCAGCTTCACTTGCGTTAGCTCCTAGCTGACTTTCTTGCAATTTGAATGAACTGACTACTTTTTCATTCTCGCTAGCCAGTTGCTTCTGCTCATTTTGCAATTCTTTTAATTGGTTCTTGTTGTTCTGAGTAGCACTCCCATTCTCAGCAAGTGCCTGGTTGACATTAGCAAGTTTGCCTTCATAACCTTTAAGGACATTCTTGGTAGTTTCAACTTCACGTTGAAAAGCTCTGTACTGATCAGCGCCGATATCACCATTTTTGAACTGCTGTTCCACCTGAGACTGAGCTTGTCTCAAAGTTTCTAGCTTCTCCTTGGTCGTCGCAACTTGCTTTTGCAAGACTTCTTGCTTCTGAGTCAGGAGCGTTACGTTTCCTGTATCAAACTTCAAGGCCTTGTCAATCTGTTTCAACTCTTGAGTTGCATCAGTAGCAGCCTTATTGACATTTTTCAGCGCCTTCTGTAAGGGTTGCGTGTCGCCATCAATTTCAATTTTGATACCTTTGATATTTCCTGCCATATTTCCTCCTTTCTCAAAAAA